CTAGGAGTATTGGTAGATGCAATCGTTCTTAAAGCAAAAGACTCAGAAGGAAATAAAATATTTAAGCTAGATGACAAGCTAACATTATTGAATAATGCTGATGCAAATGTTATAGCTAGAGTATCAACAGAAATGTTGAATGGTGTTTCTTACGAGGAAGCTGAAAAAAAGTAAGAACTGATACGGAGTTATATTCTATACTTGCTCTTGGTCAGGAATTAAACAAAAGTATGGAAGAAATTTGTCTTATGACACAAGATGAATTTTATTATTGGATAGCTTACTTTAAAGTGAAGGCAGAACGAGAAAAACAACACTATGGCAGATCAGCAACTAAACATAAAACTTAATGTTATAGACAATGCTACAAAAGCATTTACTGGTGTTAAAAACTCAATCTTCAATTTAAGAAATGCTTTAATAGGTTTAGGGGGTGGAGTAGCTTTAAGAGGTTTAGCAAAAATTGGTAGTGAAGCTGAATTAACAGAAAACAAATTATCATTCTTATTTGGTTCAGTAGAAAAGGGTTCTCAGGCATTTAAGACATTAAATTCTTTTGCAAGTCAATCACCATTTGCTTTTCAAGACATTATTTCATCTGCTGGTAATTTAGCAATAGTATCAAAAGACTCAGAACAACTAGCAAGAAACTTACAAATAGTTGGAAACGTATCAGCTATAACTGGATTAGATTTTCAAACATCTGCTGAACAAATATCAAAATCTTTTACTAAAGGAATTAACTCAGCAAGATTATTTCAAGACAAAGGTGTTGCAAGTTTATTAGGATTTTCAAAAGGTGCTGATGTAAGTGCATCTGCTACTGAACAAGCATTTGTTAAAGTATTTGGAACTGGTGGTAGATTTGCACAAGCTTCTAATGTTTTATCAAATACATTTCAAGGAACACTAACTAAGATTACTAATTCATTTGTTAAATTTCAAAACGATATTAATAAAGGTGGTTTCTTTAATTTTATTAGTTCAGGATTAGCAGTTATAAATGATAACCTAGATAAGAATAGTGCAACATTACAAAGATTTGCCACATCATTTGGAGAAGAATTAACTAGAGCAATAAAAGGTTTATTATTAGGAACTGGTTTAATTATTGATGCTATTGCACCTATATTTAAGTTTGTCGCAAGTGGAATTGAAGGATTATTAAAAGCTTTAGATGCACTTCCAAGTGGTGTTAGAGAACTGGGAGTTATAGGATTTTTATTATTAGGTACTGGTGGAAAATTAATAGCATTGGCACTTGGTTCATTATTAAATCAACAAAGAAAATTTGTAGAACAATTTGGCGATCAAAAGTTCTTCTTAGAAAAAAACACAAGTGAATTAAATAAACAGTCTGGTGCTTATGGAGTTATTAAAGATTTCTTAGATCAAATAGACGAAAAGACAAAAGATATTAATGAAAAAAATCAACAAAAAAATACATTAATAAATAATGCAAACTTAGGTTTAGAAAAACAAAAAGGTTTGTTAGAAAAAATTAAAGAATTATTTGATACTTTAAACAAAGATTCATTAAAAAAAATTAGTGATACATCTACATTTATTGCTGAAACTTTAAATAAAGCTATTACAGATTTGTCAGAAGGTTTGGCTAAATCAATTATTCTTGGTGAAAAATTACAAAATGTGTTTAGATCATTTTTACAAAATATATTAATTAAAATTTTATCAACAGTTATTGAAACTATTGCAAGAAGATCACTAGAAATAATTTTATCACAAACTGGCTTAGAAATTGAAAGACAAAAGATAGGTTATATTCAACAACAGAACTCAGCTTTATTATCTCAAATAGGTTATCAAACTGCACTTAATGGATTAAGAGGTTCTGGTGGTGGTGGTGGGGGTGGTGGTGGTGGTCTAGGAACTGTTTTACAAATAGCATCATTATTTTTTGCTGAGGGTGGTGGCATACAAGCTGGACAACCTGCAATAGTAGGAGAACGTGGTAGAGAAATGTTTATTCCATCAACAAACGGAACTATTGTACCAACACCAGATTTAAATGGAATGGGAACAGTAGTTAATATAAACGTATCAGCAGTTGATGTAAGAGGAGTAGAACAATTATTTTTAAACAATAGAGCAACAATTACAAATATTGTAAATCAAGCTTTAAACTCAAGAGGAAAATCTAATTTAGTATGAGTGGAACATTCCCAACAAACCCAGTTCCAAGTTCGGTATCAATAAGTTCTAATCAGAACACTATTGTATCAACAACTGTTTCTGGCAGACGACAAGCAAGACAAATTGATGGTCAAAGATTTAGATTAACTCTTAAATTCCCAGTTATGAATAGAAGTGAGTTTGCACCTATACTTGCTTTTATAATGAAACAAAGATCACAATTAGAATCATTCCAATACACTCCACCAACTATTGATGACCCATTAGGAGTTGCTACTGGAACTATATCAGTTGATGGTGCTGTAAGTGCAGGAGTTACTTCTGTTGAAATAAATGGAATGGCTAATAGCACAAATGGAGTATTCAAAGCTGGAGACTTTTTTAGATTTACTGGACAAACAAAAGTTTACATGGTTGTAGCTGATGTTGATTCAAATGGTTCTGGCGAAGGAACATTAACTTTTGAACCACCATTAAGAGGAAACATATCTGATGATACAGTAATAATTTATGGTAATGTAGATTTTACAGTTGGTTTAACTAACGACATACAAGAATTTAACATTGGTACAGAAAACTATTTTAGATACGAACTTGATCTTATAGAGGTTTTATAATGACAAGATCATTAACTGGTTCTTTAATAACTGAACTTGCAACCAATAAACTTAATCCAGTAGAATTAATATACGTAGGAGTTGGCACAGGATTTTATTATACAGATCATTATAAAGACATTTCTTATGATGGTAATACTTATGTTGCATCATCTTTATTTTTAGGATTATCAGAAGTAACAGAAAGTTCTGAAGTAGCTGTTAATAGTTTAACATTAAAATTTACTGGTGCAGATCAAGCAATTATTTCTTTAGTGTTAAATAATGATTACATGGATAAAGTTGTAAATGTTTATAGAGGTTTCTTAAATGATTCTCAAACATTAATATCTGACCCATTTCTTTTATTTGAAGGAAGAATAGAAAACTTTAACATTGATGAAGATGAAACAAGTTCTTCTGTGTTAATTAGTGTTGCATCACATTGGGCAGACTTTGATAAAGTTAAAACTAGAAAAACAAATACTAATTCACAAAAGTTATATTTTCCTAATGACAAAGGATTTGATTATGCAAGTCAATCAGTTCGTGAAATTAAATGGGGTAGAGCATGAACAACTTTTACCACATAGTTTCTGTTTATAGACACTTTGAAAAATATAACAAGTACACATACAAACAATTATCAGAAATGATACTTCCATCTTTTAATCTTGGACAATACCAAATACACAAAGATAAAAATGAAGTAATAGGTTTTACTAACTGGGCATTTATTAATGATATTGTAGAACACAGATTTAAAGCAACTGGAGTGTTAAAAGCAAACCAATGGAATTGTGGGAATAATTTATGGCACATTGAAACACTTGCAAAAAGAAATTTAAAAGAAATAATGGCTTGGACTAAAAACCATTTCACATCTCTATATGGATATGACAAAGAAATTAAATGGTTAAGAATAAAAGATAATAAAATAGTTAAACAACAAGTTAGGCATACAAAACCTAGCTGGAATAATTTTGTGAGAATTTAATGGGTTTTGTTGGTAATATATTAGGTAGTGCAGGTAAAGCAATAGGAAGTGTTGTAAGTGGAATTGGAAAAGTAGTAAGTTCTGTTATAGGTTGGTTAGTACCTAAACCAATAATACCTTCTGGTTATGCAGGAACACCAGCATCACAAGGGGTTCTAGTAAATAAAGATTCAAACAATGCTTCTATTCCTATTGTTTATGGAGAAAGACAAGTTGGTATTTCAAGAGTATTTGTTGAAAGTTCTGGTGCTGATAATCAATATCTTTATATAGCTGGAGTATTATGTGAAGGGGGTGGTTCTGGGATTGAATCAATACAAGAAATTTACATTGATGATAAACTAGTAATTTGGTCAGGTGCATTAACCAATGGAACAATAAGAACAGTAAATAGTTCAGACACTAACTTTTATAAAGATGGTGCAAGTTTAATATCAATTCAATCTTTTTATGGATTAGACAATCAATCAGCTTCATCATTGTTAGACGAAAGCATTAATTGGGATTCTAATTATAAATTATCAGGGGTTGCTTATGTTGCTTTAAGATTTAAATGGAATCAAGATTCTTTTGGTTCTCTACCAGATGTTAAAGTAACTTTAAAAGGTAAAAAGATTTACGACCCAAGATTAGACACAACCAAAGGTGGTTCTGGTTCACATACACAAGATGACCCTACTACTTGGGCTTATTCAGATAACTCAAGTTTAGTTCTTTTAGATTATTTAAGAAATAGTAGATATGGAAAAGGATTACCTAATGATGCTTTTGAAAATGAATACGATTCATTTAAAAACTCAGCAAATGATTGTGATACTTTAATAACTCCTTATTCTGGTGGAACTGATATTAAAATATTTAGAACAAATGCAGTTATAGACACATCTCAAAAAGTTATAGACAATGTAAAAGATTTGTTAGCACCAATGAGAGCATTATTTACTTATACTCAAGGTAAATATAGATTAATTGTTGAAGGAATAGGAAATTCTGTTTTAAGCTTAAACTCTAATAACATTATTGGTGGTATTAAAATATACGGAGAAAAGAAAAATAGTAAATATAACCGAGTAATAGGAACATTTGTTAATCCCTCTAAAAATTGGCAAGATGATACTATTTCATTTCCACCAGCAGATGATTCTTCTTTACCCATAGAAGATAAATACACAACTTTATTACAAGAAGATAATAATACAGAATTAGAAGGTAGCTTTGAATTTAGAAATGTAACAAATCCATATCAAGCAGAAGAACTGTGTGAGATTATATTAAGAAGATCAAGAAATGCTTTAGGTGTTGAATTAAGATGTACTTCTGAAGCTTTAAATTTATCAATAGGTGATATAATCAATTTAACTTATGATACTGGTGGATTTAATGAAAAACCATTTAGAGTTCTTGGACTTGCTATTAATACTGATAGCACAGTAGATTTACAATTAACTGAACATCAAAATAATTTTTACACATGGACTTCTAAAGCAGAAGACCCAACTATTGAAGACACTACTTTACCAAATCCTAATAGTGTTCAAGCACCTGCTATTGTAGTAACAGATGAAGTAATAGAATTATTTGATGGTTCTGTTGTTTCTAAAATGGTTGTTACAATTACAAACAATGACAGCTTCGCAGATGAGTTTGAAGTTGAATACAAAGAATCTAGTGAAACAAGTTATAGATTAATGGGTAGAGGTATTAATCAAATTATAGAAAAGTACCCAGTTAAAGAAGGTGCAATATATAATATTCGTGCAAGAACTATAAATACTTTAGGTGCTAGATCAAATTTTACTTCTGCTAATCACGAAGTTGTAACTGCATTTCTTCCACCTTCTGATGTAACTAATTATAATATAGATGTTGTTGGAGATAAACTTCATCATTTCTTTAATCCTATAAGTGATTTAGATTTAGATTTTTATGAAATAAGATTTACTTCTGATACAACCGAAACACAATATTCTAACACTACAATCTTAGTACCAAGAATTGGGCGACCAGCAACTTCTGTTGTTACACCATTTGCAGGTTCAGGAAAGTTTTTTATTAAAGCAGTAGATAAGTTTGGTATTCGTTCTGCTAATGCAACATCAGTAGTTATATCTAGTCAAATCTTTGAAGGTTTCCAATCAGTACAAACAATAACTGAAGAAACTGCATTTACTGGAGTTAAAACAGATTGTGCTGTTGTAGATAACACATTAGTTTTAAGCACATCTGCCTTTGACAGTATTAGTGGAAACTTTGATGATGCTGTTGGATTGTTTGATGGTGGAAGTAACTCAGTTCTAGCTACTGGTACTTATGAATTTGCAACTGCATTTGATTTTAGTAATTCATTTAGATTTAGAATAATACTTAATCAATTAAATGTAGATCACTTAGATTACATTGATAACTTTGATTCACAAGCTGGAGACTTTGATGATGTAGAAGGTTTGTTTGATGGTTCAACTAGTGAAGCTATTTCTACAAATGTTAAACTACAAATAGCAACTTCTTCTGACAATGTAACTTTTAGTAGTTTTAATGATTTCAAATCTGGTGATTATGTTACACGAGCAGTTAAATTTAAAGCTATATTAACTTCAACAGATACTTCTGCGACTCCTGCAATTAACAATCTATCTCTTAAATTTTTATTACCAACTGTTATACAAGATGGTTCTAACTTGACATCAGGAACTAATAATACTGGATTCCCAGTAACCTTTACAAAAGCATTTTATCAAACTCCTTCCTTGACAATTATTGGGCAAAACCTTAATAGTGGTGATAGATTTATTTTAAATAGTAAAGATAGATCATCTTTTAATGTTGAATTTTTAGATTCAAGTGGTAATACTGTTAATAGAACATTTGATTACCAAGCTGTTGGTATAGGTAGTCAGCAATAGATAGAAATAAAATTTATGGCACAACACGATTATATAATTTCCAATCAAGGTTTCCCAGCTACACGTGCTGACATTAATAACGTACTTAATTCAATCGCAACTTTAAATTCAGGAACTTCTGCACCAAGCACTCAATATGCTGGACAAATGTGGATTGATACAACAACTGCAACAAACTGGATTCTTTATATCTATGATGGTGCTGACAACATTCAAATTGCAACAATAAACACTTCTACAAACACAGTTAATTTTACAGATTCAGCTTTAGACGTTTTAACTGACACTACTCCACAACTTGGTGGAAATTTAGATGTTAATGGTAACTCTATTGTATCAACTTCTAATGCAAACATAACATTAGCACCTGATGGAACTGGTGATGTAGTACTTTCAGCAGATACAGTTAAAATCGGTGATTCAAATGCCAATGCCACAATCACAACAGATGGTACTGGAGATTTAATACTTAATACAAATTCAGGTTCTAGTTCAGGTTCAATTACAATTAAAGATGGTGCAAATGGAGATATAGAAATACTACCTAATGGAACTGGTGTGGTTAAATTAGATGGTTTATCTTACCCAACTGCTGATGGAACTGCTGGACAAGCATTAGTTACAGATGGTTCTGGAGTATTAAGTTTTGCTGATGCTTCTGGTGGTGGTACTCAAGAATTTGACGCAGGAACTGTTAGCTTACCTTCAATCACTACAACTGGCGACACAAACACAGGTATATTCTTCCCAACAGCAGACACAATAGCTTTCACAGAAGGTGGAACAGAAGCTATGAGGATAGATAGTAGTGGGAATGTGCAACTTGCAGGAAATATTGGTTTAGGTGGTGCAACTCCTACAACTTCAGGAACTGGAATAACTTTTCCAGCTTCACAATCAGCTTCAACTAATGCTAATACTTTAGATGATTATGAAGAAGGAACTTGGACACCAATACTTTCAAGTGGTTTTTCTACCGCTCCAACAGGTTACACCGAACAAAGTGGAAGATATACGAAAATTGGAAGATGTGTTTTTTTTTCATTTGCACTTAACCCTGATGGAGCAGTTGGAAACGCAACACAGATAAAAATAGGGG